ATTTTTGCATTAGTGGCTATATTTGCTTCAGTTGCATTGTGGCACACTCTTACTTTTGCCTGCGCATCAAGCATATTATGATTGAGAATGGCTATAAAATCTGTATTAAAACCACCACCAGTGTCAATATTAATTAATACGTGATCATCCGAGCTCGCAGATGTCTCAAATTCTACCTGGTTCATAGGTCGCATATCAAATAGCTCTGCTTCCGATCCTGTATTAAAAGTATTAATCAAATCTGTACCAGACATTACATCTGCGTTGCCATCTTGCGCTGTGCCTGTGGCTAGTCGATGATTGATATTGTCTACAAAAAATTTAGGTGTTCTTACGTTCATGTTAGCCATTATATTGCTCCAATTTCTCTTGCTTCAACTTTTAGTAATCCGGGTGATCTTGTCAAAGATGTAATCATAAATACTACATTTGTGTATGCTTTTCCAAAGGCTTTTGCAGGATGCATATCAGAAAACGACACCAAACTACCGATGTCTATATCGTAAAATGCTGGGTTTACGATGTCCGCATTTATAATAATAGCTGGCTGTCCGTAAATTCTATAATAATATGCAAAAAAATCATTGTTTGGGTTTGCATTTTCAACTAATGTAGAATCGTCATACTCGGTTACATCTGGACCTACATATGCATTAAGATTTACATCTACAATATTTTCAAGTGTATCTATATTATATGCATTGCGTACCGTATGTGAAAACGCTGTTTTCTTGGTAAGATACCTACTATCTGTTGGATGTAAATCATAATTGACATTCATTTTTGTTAGTAGTTTTGAAAAATCTAAAGTACTTATTTTTACATTACTAATATCACCCTGCGTAATAGTAAAATCTATATCACCACTAGAATAACTATCCTTGATAAATATATATTCTGGTTCTGATGAATTACCTCTTTTAAATCGAAAAATAAACCCACCTTCATATTGCAGTCTATTTAAAATGTTTTCTAAATCTTCTAGTTTAGTCTGCCAATATCGTATCTTCCAATCTTTTGCAGCATCTAGTGTACTCCACCCGGTAGGTGTAGAATTTGTCATACCTGCGAAGCGAATTAATAAATCTCGATGTGCTTCATGTATTTCCGTAATGGCTGCGCCACCACTTGCAAACGAATCTGTCAAACCATCACCTGCGCAGTACGCAGTAAGGCCATCTTTTTCTTTATTGATCATTTCAACAAAAATTCCAATCTCTTTTATGCGGACCGTAGTGGTAGCGTTTAATGGATTGCTAGAATCAAACGAGCTATCTTGAATTCGCCTATTTACACCTATTAAAAATTGTTCTGGTAATGTTTCATCTTCAGCAAAGTTTTCAAACACTACTACTGTATTTGTAAACGTACCATTGCTTGAATGGCTTTGATCAACCTCTAATTCAAAGTTGTCACCTGTACCTGTCCAATCAACATATATTTTTAATTCGTAAACATCACCAGCACTGTAATTTAAAATTGTGCTTATTGTTTGAAAATGAATGACCATACTTCCTGCATTGATTTCACCAGATGGAATGGGAAAAGTATATGTAATATCTGTGTCTGTGTGTGATTGTGTAAAAACGACATTATTAGTTGATGTAAAAGTTTTAATTAATTGCGCATAAGAAACTGTGCTACCATCAAACGCATCTGCTTCATCTGTCCAGGCTGTGTGATTATCAGTAAACCCATCGGCTCTGTATGCAAAACCTCTAGCAAAATGTCTTTTGCATGATGTAACATAATGATTTGTAGTACGTACGCTGTTCGCAGCTATTGGCGTTGAAAGCGGTATGAACTTATCAACTGCTGCATCATAAAAAGCAGCTTGCGCATCAGAAGACATTGAATGAATACCAGTCGTGAATTCCTCTCTTCCACCACCACTTTTATAGTATGGTGCAGGAAAATAATCATTACTTGTATAGTCTTCAATAAAATCACTATCAGCAAAATAAGTCGTATCAGTAGCTGATGATGGTGTATCAGTAGCAACAAACTCGGTATTAGAATTTCTCGTATAATTACCGTACACAATAGGCACATATTTATTGGTTATTGTTTTAGAATTAGGCAATGTTACATTATCCCAGGGTCGATGCGCAATCAATGAAAATTGTATAGTATCTACCATTAAATCAATGCGAGCTAGTCTAAATGTTGCTATCGTCTGCGCAGTTTGTTTGTTCACAACAGATTTAATTGTAACATTACGATTGATAAAATTATTTGTTGCTCCAAAAATAAACTCACTCAATGGTTGGCCTTGAAAAGTAAAATTCATCACGGTAACACTAGCATTAGAGTTTTGTGATGTTGATCGCTCTAAGTTGACACTTTCACGCAAACTCACGCGATTTGTTACTGAACCAAAATAAAAGTTTGTACCATCGTGATAATCTTGGTAAGATAATCGCAGTGTGCCACCACTGTGAGTAAATTCAAAAAGCCAATTTTCATTGATATTAGCAGATTTTATGTTAAATGGCATTACGCTAACTTCTGACGCATAGTTCGATTAATCTCTGGAATGAGCGTATCGCGTACAAACTCATCATTAGCAATCATATTCCCGGCTACGTTAATAGTAACGCCACCTGCGCTACCAGATTGATTCATGGCCATTAAATTACGCAGGCCAATGTTTTCGACAGCTTCTCTGCGCATTACAAATTCACCTGCCTGCGCTAAGATTGGTACGTTGTCCTCACCTTTTACGACACCGCCACGCGCAAAACGCTGTACACCACGATTTGTAATTAGGCCTCCAGAATGAGCAATAAAAGAAGAAACGGCAGTAAAAAGGCCACCAGCAATATTTGTTGGATCGATAATGCTAGTAATAGCACCAAATGTGCGAAGTAATATAGCAAATCTCTGGCTAGTGCTTAGTGCTTCATTAGACAGAGAGCGAAAAGCACCTGTAAAAACTAAAACACTGTTAATTCCTTTTGTTGTTTCTTCATCTAATTCTTTTTCTGACTCTGTTAATTTTTTTAAATCTTTATTACTTTGCGCACTTGCTGCCGCTGCATTTTCCATCCTAGCAATTTGATCATCCATCAATTGATTTCTTCTTGCTATTTCATCACTTTGTAATTTTTCTAACTCAGTAATTGCAGCAATTCTAGCTTGTCTTATATCTTCTTTATGTGCTATTTCATCAAATAAATCAAGACGTTTTCGTTCTTCTTCTTCTAATTCTTTTATGCGTTCTAATAAAATCTTTAATTTTTCTTCTGCTCTTAATGTACCGGTTCCCATAGTCATTAAGGCAGTGTTTTCATTTTCAATAGCTTGTGCAGCTTCGTCAAATACTGCTTTTTGAAAAATCACTCCGCTATTCATCGCGTCAAGATTGATAGCACCTTCTTCATTTAAATCTGTAAAAATTTTTAAATTATCACTTGTTTTTTTTGTGACTGGAGCTAATCCAACAATAGTCGTTGTAAGATTTTCAATAGGCTGATTGGCTTGTTTTATTTCACTATTTAATCTTTCTACCTCAAGCTGTAACGCGTTAATATCTTTTGTATTTTTTACTTTAAGTGTAAAACTATCTACAGATTCACCGAATGTATCAAAATTTTGTCTTCCTTCTTTAGTAAATCGAATAAATTCAGTACCTTTATTTAAAAATTCGGTAGTACCCTTCATAGCATTTTTCAATGTTGGTAAAAAACCTTCTGCTAATTCTGCCGTAAGTCTAGAAGTAGCATCTACCATGTTACTAAATGCACCTCTAAAGGTTGTAGACAATCTATCTGCGCTACCTGCAATGCCTGTTGTGGGATCATTAAATGCATCAATCATTGCTTGTCTAAATTGTGGCAATGTTAGCTTAGTAATATCCTCTATACCTTTAAAATCCTTTATAATATTTAGCACACCTTTTTCGCGGAACACGTCAGCCGCCCCGGCCCCTCCGGCATAGGCTCGACCAAACGCATTTGCCGCTTCAGTAGCTGTAGTGCCCATAAATGCTGCTAAATCTGTAATTGGCTTTATGGTGTCAAGCGCACTAGCACCAAATGCCTCTAACTGCGCACCTGCGTTTACTACGTCACCTAGTTCAAATGGTGTAGTGGTAGCAATTTTGTTTAGACGTTCAAAGGCAAATTCCGCATCTTCTACACTACCTGTTAATCCTATTAATCTTGTTTTTACATCTTCAAATTCAATAGAACTTCTAAAAAATACTTGTGCGGCTTTAGTTAAGGTACCTATGGCAAATGCACTTACAAGTAATCGATTTCTAAGTGAACCTAATCCTCTTTCTAGTCCTCGCGTTGATCTGCGCATTGTTTGTGTAGTTTGCACATATTGTTTACCATTTTTATTTAAGGTTTGGAAGTCTCTAGTTGCACGAGCAAAACCTTTACTGCGTACTTCAATTATAAATCTTTTTTCAGCCATTTTTCTTGTTTATCTCTTCTTGTTGTAGTGCATTAAATTCCTCATCTATAGCCGAAAAGATGACTGCTTGGTGATAATTAGTATTATCCAGCGTAGTGGCTAACGGAATGTTAAACCTCTTCATTGTCATATATTCTTCAATCGTTATGAGTGTTTCATGATTTAGAAAATAGGAAGCATCTGCGCAGAATACTAAAGAATGATAGAGTAATGCACCGGGAGTATATTTACCATCACTATCCTTACTAAGCAATCTATCGATTTCTCTCCATAACTCTTTTTCATCATAGGTAATACTCTTCTTGAGAGATGGAGACTTTGCTTTGTATGGAAAAGTTAAGTTGCGAGATGGTTGATTTTTGTAACTCATCCAAGTCGCAACTCGGTGCATAATTACTTTTTTTTGTCTGGTTCCTTGTACTGGTTGTATATGGCCATTAGTACTTCATCAATACTATTGTCATCTAAATGACCAAGGTGTTTTTCTGGATCGGTAAAACAATAATTTAAAATCCAATCTAATACATCAAAAAACTTTGCAGTATTTAATTTATTAGATTTGTCAATTGCTTTGACTTCCAGGTAGTGCAGTTCCCTGCGCTTTGCAAAGGTAATATCTGGTACATCAAATGTACCATAATCTGTTTTTACTTTCATTGTTCATCCTTAGATGAAAATGGCGTGTGATCGTGATGAAATCTATGATGTAGAGATTGTGACTACTGCCGTGCTTGTGCTTGAAGCATTGTATGTACATCTAAATGGGATGACAGTTTTAAAACCATCCTCATCAAAATTAATTGATGACTGATCAATAATCGCTTTATCTGCCGCTATTGCAAATGTTCCATCTGTTATACTAATTGCACATACTGGTTCAGCGGTATCAGCGTAAGTAATCGCGGCATCGGATTCTGCATCTCGCTTAACCACCATGCTGCCAGTAACTTCATATCCGCCAATCACATATCCCAATGGTGCAAATCCATTTGCAGCAGTATCAAATCCAACTCGATTGACTGATCTTGCAATATTTAATTCAAAAGAAAACAATACTAAATCTTCAGCACTACCGCCAGATGGCGTAATTGTAGTTGCAGAAAGATCGTGCATATTAAAATAACTTGATTGGTTAGCGATTGTGGTTTCTGTACCGCCACTAAAAGAAATATTGGCTTTATCTGGATTGAACCCTGTGACAAAGGTAGCCGAACCCATAATCACGCCACCATTACCACCAATATCGCCAGATAATGTAAATGATGTACACATACAACTCTTAAAAGATATTGCAGTATCTGCGGCACTAGCACTTCCTTTATCAAAATATAACGTCACTGGAATTGCTGTGCTTCCATTAATATTATGTGAAGGTGGCATTGATCCTAACAACGCATTGGCTCCGTCATCATCGCCAAATAACGCTAAACAAACTCTATTAATTGCTTGAGGTGAACCCATAAACTCTAGTGTTACTTCATACATTCTATCATGCCGTTGAGCCTTTACCATTTCTGTTGATTGTGTTGCGCCACCTGCGCCTTGTCTAAATGGAGCGACAGCTAATGTATGATTAGCAACTTCACTAAAACTATAACTTACTACTGGCATATGAATTCTAGTAGCACCTGTTGCTGCTTTTGTGCCAAATGTTGATTCAGTACCTATGATTACATTTGTCTGTTGAGTAGTTTGAAATATGGAGCTTTTAGCCATTATTTTTCCTCACTTTTAATTTTTTTTGTTTCTAAAACTTCTAACAATTTTTTTGGAAGTGGCAATAACGATTTTGATACCTCACACTCCATACCTGCTAATAATTGTAAATGAGTGCTTGCTTTGCCTAACGCTATAAAATTTTCATTATCTTTTAAATTTTTATATTCTTCTTTTGCCTTTACAATCATACTAACTCCAATGTTTGACATGAAAATGTTGTAATACTTCTTAAAATGTCTTCCTCTTGTTCATAGGCGATGTTAGCAACACTTCCATTGCGAAATTGATTAGAACCACTAACACTATAGGTGTTGTTATTAAAAAGCAGTCTTTTTAAACGCTCCGTGATACTCATTACTTGTTTAAATGCATTTTTAGTGATTTTATTACTTAAATCTAATTCATATTGTATGTTAATTGTTACTTCTCTAATCTGTCCATGTGAAAGAGTATCAACAATTTCATCGCTTACAGGTTGAATAAGGAAACTTTGATTTCCTTGATGCTCATCGTAAAATATTTGTATACTAAATTCATCAGCAATGATTGTATTGACACTTTCTATTATTCTTTCAAAGATGACATTTTCAAAACTTATAGCCATCATTTATACCTTTAAGGATGACATTATCTATAAATCTGCCCACTGCGCACAGTTCCCATTTGCACATCGTCTGATTGAAATGTGATAGACCACTCATCATTTAATGTATATACCCCAGCTTGAAAACGTATCAGTGCGCCGTATGCAAGTGGCTGATAATCGCCATTCATTACCTCTGCATCCACAGACTTATGCCTGCGCAGGCCAGTGTCATCCTTTGTAAAAACATCATACTTGACCGTAGAAGCTGTACCAGGAGAAAATGTACCTGCGGTGCTTATGACTACGCGCACTTCATCGTAATCTGTGCTTGGTGGTCCGTACATCTTAATATCTTCAATATACCCGGTAGTAGAGCCATTGACACTTACCTCTCGTATTACACCAGATTCACTGCGAAATGATGTTTCATTCCACATGACATAATCGCGTCTTTTGAGTTTAACTAGTAACCCATCATCGCCTAATACTAATTCATCGAGCTCAGATGCTTTTTCCGGGTCTTGGCTGCGCACTAAATCAGCGCAGGCCAACAGCGCATTGCATCGGATCACAATGAAATCATATGGCCTATCTGCTGCGCCTTGATAATTAGAATTACCACGCTTATAAATAGGACGATTCAAAAAACTTCTAATATGATCTGCTTGTTCTTTGATGACCCTGGTTTTTAAAGTGTTCCAATCTTCGCCTGCTTCAAATACATCGCTGTTTAATGCGCTGACTGACGAAGATGATAAAAAGAACTGGAATGAGTCTGTGCTACTGCTGTAATTGTATTCGTTATCAGCATTCGGAGTGTCTGTAACAGATGTCATTTCTATACCATTGCGATACAGTAATTCTACATGTCCAGTATTGACTAATTGATAAAGATTGCTAGTATCTGTAGTGATGAAATTATTCATCAAGACACGCTTCCTGTCGTAGCGATCAATGTCGCTAACCACTGCTTGTAAATCAGTTGTGGTGTTGCAAAATGCTTCTGAATAACTCATGCCATTGCGATTCCTAAGTTGTTAGTAGTAGGTAAAATGGTTACATCTGGTATTTCTACGCAGATAATCATGGCAATCATAGTACCGATTAATACATCAATATCATTACGAGGGTCCTCTAACTGCTTACACACACTTTTTAGTTCAATCATAATTTGAATAAGATTGTCTATCTTCTGCGCATCATCCATATTTCTCTACGATTTCCATAAAATGCTCTTTGGTGCCTTTACCCATTTTACTATTATATGAATTTTTCCAATATACCGCTTGTTCTTCAATAGTTTGTGGCAAAGGTTTGGGTATTCTCCAGTAGTGCAATCTACAAACAATGATTTGTGCAATCAGATTAGTTTTTAATATATCTTCCCAAGCATCCTCACTAGGATCGGTAAAATATGACTCATTTAAGTAGCATAGTTCTGCAACTTTTTTTAATAGTTTTTGTCTAAACTGAAGATAATCATTGCACAGTGAAACTGCTACCCAAGGTTCACACTGAAAAAAACCTCGCGCTGGCCCTTTGATTTGAGCAATGTACTTGTATTTGCTCTCGACTAAGCCAGTATTGTACACTAAATCAATTGCTTTGGGATTAGCGTACTTCTTCCCCATACTATTGATAGTATCAGCAATGAGACTTTTGATTTGCGGTTGATCAATCATTTACGTCTCATTTTCCTCATCATTTTCTTTTTCTTTTTCTTCTTACCTTTTTTCTTTTTACTATGTCCGTAATGATATGGCATTATCTTGCTCTCCTTACTTTGCTTCTTGTTCTTTTACTATACTTTGCGCGTTGCTTACCCTGTTTGCTTGCAGCGCGCTTTAATCTGTTTTCGTAAGCCTTTTGCGACTTACTTAATCTTTTTCTAACACTAGCTGGTAAATATCGTCCACGTTTACTGCGTGGTTTCTTGCTATCGCCTTTGGATATATAATCCCAATCTTGTCTAGTCCAATTCTTTAGACTGCGTTGTGACTTTTTCAACGCCATTACTTATACCCACCGCCTGCTTTTTTATATGCTCTTGCTAATAATTGGGCCTTCCGAATGTCGAGCTGACCATTGGCCAGCTCTACCTCCTTTTGACCCAGCCTTAATTCGGTAGAACAATCT